CGATAGTTGCTGACTCATAAGCTTTGAATAGCTCACCTGAGAACAGCTTCAAATAGGTTGCATACTTAGTATCATATGCAACTGAACCACCAGTACTTGATACCGCCTTATTTAAGGCACCGAGTACTGACTGTGTGGCATTAGCCATTGTTATATAGAGAGATTAAGGTTTACACTCTCCAAGCTTGGATTAAATATTAATTAGTTATGTGGTCTATCCCACCGTCTAGACGGCTAAGGTTATCCGCGTACGGGCCAAAGCCAAAGGAAAGGAGGTCCGACTCTGAGGTGCCTCCAGTCCGAAGTTATTTAGAACTTCTTAAGTTCAACATAGGATCCTTCAAGAACAATGACTGGTGCAGCATTGTTAGCGTACTGTCCGAATTGGAAATTAATAGTACCAGCGGTACCATCATTCTCAATAATACTTTCCCACTCTAAGTAACCAGCGGTACCAGCGATGTTCTGTTCTAGTACAGGATCAGCTGCTACATCTATGTCACTAATTAGAGTGCCGTCAGGTTCCAAGCCAGTAGCTACTGTATGAATAGAAGTTACTGTTGGAGTATCGAGTTTGAACTTAGCTCTACCTGTGGTATTCTGAGTCCAGTGGATACGATACTTAAGTAGCATCCTTTCATACTTACCTATATCAACATTTAAAGGTGTAATAGTTCTATAAGTAGTACCCTCATCTGTTGCTGCAGTTTGAGAACTAGCTGGACCATAGCCAGCTGCGTCAGTTTCCCACTGCTCTGCGAGGATTTTTGTTTCCCAGGTAGGAGAGCTATAGACTACTCCACCTGTTGTTGTATTGGCTAGAAAAGGCATTGGTTTAATTAGTATAGGTTAATCAATCTGGCAGGTTCCGCCTACCAGATATCTAATAGTTTTGTGTGATCTCGCACGATGTTCCATTAGAACTTGTACTTGGTACCGATCTTAGTTGCCCAAGAATTATCATCATCGCCTTCGTTGGTTTGAACTGCAAGCTCTCCATAGAAGTCTAGCTTCTCTGTTGCTGCTACAGTCGCACCGACTTTACCAGACAATAGGTTATCGGTATCGTCACCGCCATCGGTTGCTACGATTGCTGGACCACCTTGGATGTAATACCCAAAGCTATCGGTTCCACCTTCGTACCCTACATGAAGGTCCGTAGTAGATCCGGTGTAATCAGCTCCATCGTATGAGCCGTTGTTCTCCACGTTCACGTAGACTCCGGCGGAAGCCGGAAGAGCAACGATAGTGGAGGCGAGTGCTAGTGCTAATGTTTTCATTTGAATAAGTGTTTAACGTGTTCTTGTATAAGGCACGCCGCGATACATCAGGGTGACTTGCTTTTTTTGCATTGTCTTTCTCCATAGTACCACACCCCCGTTCCATGATGTGGTTTCATGCAACTCAATAAGTTGAGTCGAACGGACGCGAGTGCCTGGTGCTTCTACTGGATTCGACTATCCGAGCCGCAGTGTTTCCTAGAATACTCCAGGGAAGATTTGTCCTGTGAATATGTAAGCTCCGACAGCTGCATTGAATCCAATCATTGCAAGCCATCCGTTTACACGTTCAGCGTTCTGTAAATACTCCCGTGTTGTTGGAGGTTCGATTACCTCGATCTGTGGTTCACGGGCATGTATGTTTGAGGTCATTAAGATAAATAAATTAGGTTAATGGCCGGGTACGATGAACTGTTCGGGCCGGCACGTTAAATCTATTTTTTAGGGGGTCGCCCTTTCTTGGTACCATAAGTACCTTTACCTTTTGGCATAATTAACTCACCACTGTTTCGCTTGCAGCTGGTGTACCATCAGCTGTATCACCAACTAATTTATCACATTGAGTAAGATCACTTACTCCTGTACCCTTTACACCAGGTATGAACCAACGATGTGTAGCATTGCTAACCATGTATTCAACATGAAAGTCGTTAGCTCTGGCACTAGGGTTATAATACATTCCTGCCATAGTTAAAAGTTAACGTTTGAACGTTCTAATTTATCGTATACATCTTGACGATATGCAGGATCTCTTTCATAACGAGGGTCATTCATTGCTTGAATAACTTCAGCTTGACTACGATATACATCGCCAGAAGTCTTAGCTGCTTTACCTGTTAGCATCCGTCCTTCATATCCTTCAGATGTATCATACTCTGCCTTCAATCCAGCGACTGCTATTTGAATTGCAGTAGCATCTCCATTATTTACTATACTATTAAAGGCATCTAATTTTGTTCCGTCTACATTATCTGCAGCCCAGTTAAGTATATTCTGATAAGCCTTCTCACCACCTACTGAATTATATACAGTATTGATTTCAGCATCAGTAAGATCAGCTGCTTCTGTCTGTGAATCTACATTAGGATTCTTTTCTCTGATTGCCATGTAAGCATTAACAAGATCTTGGCTACTCATTCCAGAGAACTTTTCCATAGTCTCTTGTGATAGCTTACCTTCATTATCAAAGTATTCCTTAGAAGCATCTGTTATTAATTCAACTCCAGGCCTAACAGTTTCTTCATACTCAGACTCTTCTTCTTTCTCTGTATCTA